TGAGGCACCTGCTATGCCCCCAGAGTGCTGAATGGCGGCCCCCAATTTGCCTATGGCACCACCATAGGGAGTATTGTTTGCGAGCCCCTGCAGTAAATTAAAAATACGTTGCTGGAGGATCATTTCAGCCAGTCGCTTCAAAAAGCCTCTGGCGAAACTATCAAATGCATCGCCGGCACTCTCAACGCCGCTCACAACGTCCGACAGGGCTTTCGTCAGCCCCACAGAAAACATGCGATGAATGACTACAACTCCCGCCCCGAGCTCTTTGTTCATCTGCTCGACCTGGGCCTGGATGAGCTTCAGGTTTTGTACTGATTGGTGGTCACCCAGCGCCTCCGCCATAATCACAGCCTTATCGGCCATGGCCTCCAACTGCGGCAGGATCTCGTCGTTAACCTCTTTGACTGCTCGCTTCTTCTCCCACTCGTCATTGGTGGATATGTTGATCACCTCGACCTGCAGTCTCTGCAGCTCCAGAAGATCATTCAGTCTTTCCTGCGTGTAAGTCAGCTCCTCACGCATTTTGAGCTGCTCACGCAGGCCTTCAATCTCCTCAGACCCGGCGCTCTTCACTTCAGGTGATGCGTTTTCCAGCAGCGCGATCTTGGCCAGGCGCTCATCGATCTGCTGGTCGATAAAGGTAAGGCGCTGCTCCAGGGTGGCCGCTTCGTTTTCAGCCAGGCTCTTCTGGGTGGCGGTTACAAAGTCCGAGATCTTCAGCTCTTCAGTAATGCGCTTCTTGGTGAATACCTCTATTTCCTTGGCTCGATCTGCCAGCAATGACCGGTTCGCTGCGCCCCTACCGGCTTGCAGCTGCCTAATCATGTCCTCCATGTTCTGAATATCGATGCCGACTATTTTGCGCACATCATCCGAGATATTGGCTCGGCCAAACACATCCTTCAGCTTGGCCAGGCGCTCCCGCATAGCCGCTTCGGTCTTGGAGATCTTTTCGAACAGGTCTCGGTACCCATGATCGATCGCTGCGAGGCGCTCCTCGAGGGTATCGGCCTCTTTTTTCGCAGTCTTTTCGTTGAGCTTGATAAACTCAGCGGCGAGAGTGGTGAATAGCTTGCGGTACTGCGCGCTTAACTTGCCGACAAAGCGACCCTGGACACCGGCGGAATCACCATCACCACCGCCGGCGATGGCCTCCTGAACCTCAACAAAGGCATCGAGGGCCTTCTTCGCCTCAATACGGCCCTTGCTATATGCCTCAATCTGATCCTTGATGGACTGGTCAGCGGCGCCGTTGCTTCTGCTGCCTCGCCCCTTGTAGCTCTCCAGCTTCTGCAGCCGGCCTTCCAGAGCGCGAATAGCATCATCCGCCTCTGTCACAATCGCCGCTAGAGCGGCCTTGTCTTGAGCTGTGCCGGCCTTCTTCAGCGCGGATAGCTTCTCAGTAAACCTGCCAATACTGGTGGTGGCGGAGTTTGAGGCTTTAACGAGGTCGTACAGCAGCAACCCGATGCCGGCGAGAATACCCGCCGGGCCGGCCAGAAACAGGGCGCGCTTGCCAAGCAATCCCAGAGCCCCACTAAGAGCTCCCACACCCGTCACCGCGGCTTTAGCCGCAACGCCAATGCCGATGATCTTGTTGGCCAGGCCCAAAGCCAACAGGACTTTTACAACCTGGATGACCTTGTCGCTATTCTGTACCAGCTTCACCAGTATTTTGACAATTTCACCGAGGGCATAACCCAGTGAAGTGGCGCCCGCTATCGTTGCCGGGTCTTTGAGTTCTTTGGCGACCTCTTTCATCGCCTTGCCGAGCTCATTGACAAAGCCCGACTCGGCTATAGCGATTTTGATATCTGTAACCGCGTTCTGCAGGCGCGCCAGTTGTGAAACCGGTTGCTCTACCGCGTCTGCCAGCTCTTCGCCATAAACAGACTTCAGCTCCGTGGCGAACTCAATCAGGGAGCTGGAGGTCACCTCCCCCTGCTCCAGCATTTTGTTCAGCTCTGCCGTGCTTACATCCAATGCGTTGGCGTAATCGATCACGGCGCCGACAAGTCTATCGCCGAGTTGCCCGCGTAATTCCTCGGCCTGAACCTGGCCCTTACTGATAATCTGGGTGACGGCTTTATAGATTCCGCCGAGATCCTCCATCGATGCCCGGTTGACCACGGCCGACTCGGTGATGGCGTCAAATATGTGGCGCGACTCCTCCAGGGTCAGGCCGGTGCGCTTGGCGCTGGGGATGAACTTGGTATATTCCTCAATCAGCGCCTCGAAGTTGACGCCAAGGCGCTCGGCCTCTTCCCGAACCCGGGCCATCTCATCAGCAATAGCACCTTCATCACCATCGAACGCAACACTCAACCGGGCCTTCGAGGCTGCCAGCTTCCTGGATATCTCAAATACGCTGGCAATGCCACGACCGGCCGCATACAGGCCGCCAAAGGTTGCCACCAGGGATAGGGTCTCACCGCGTAGCCGCCGGAGAAATCCGAGACTTTTCCTGCTGTCGGTGCCCAGCTTCTTGATGCCAGACCCTGCCTTGCGGCTGGATGACGACACTTTCTCCAGGGCCGAGGTTTGGCGGTTGATGGCGGATGTAACAGATTGCTGTGTAGTTTTTAGCTTCGACTCGGCAGCATCCAATTCCTTGATGCTGGTTTTATTCTCGCGCAGGGCCGCTTTTGTTTTGCGCAGGCCGACATGGAGACGATCGAATTCTTTCTTTAGGGCGGCGAGTTTGGTGGTTTGCTCGGCAAAGACCTGCTTGAGCTCTTTGGATGGAGCGGTGGTGGCCTCTATCTGGGCCTTGGTGTTGCGCACCGCATCCTTGTACTTGAACATCTCCTTTGCGACTTTGCGCATCGCATCGGCTTGCTCCCGGTAGGCCGTGATGGCCTTGCCTCGAGAACTGAGTTCATTTTGAACGGAGTTTAGTTTGGAAATGCTTTTCTTGAGGTCATCAGCCGATTCTGATGTCTCGCCCATCGAGGCGGAGAAGGTTTTTTGTGCCTTTTCTAGGTCGGAAATGGCTTTTTGGAAGTCTTCGAGTGTGGCCTTGGCTTTGTTCTCTGCACTGATGACCAGTTCTACATCGGATCTGCTTTTAGCCATCACTCAGCGCCTTACATACGTTTTTAAAGTTGCGGGCAGCCCCTTTATCTAAAATCGAACCCACTGCACCCTGGGTTAGCAGTGCTGTGGTGACCAGCTGGGCGTTTACCCGCTTTATTACAAGTTCAGCCTCGCTCTGTAGAAAACACAATGGATAGCTCTCTGGTACCGGGTGACCGGCTTCTCTCAGGAGGCTGGCAGATTCTCTAATTCTCCAGTACCAGTGCTCTTCGCTGACAGCAGACCCGTCACCACCGTCGCCAGCGCCGACAGATGGTCTACCAGCTTTTTTGAGCCGCCAGCCTCGGTAACTGTCAACCGGTAGATGGTCATCAGGGCCTCGATTTGCACCGTGACGGGCGTGGTGCCCACCTGGGCCGCTATTTCGGACAGTTCACCCTTCTCATCAGATGCCACGGCAATGACGATGCCGACGATCTCCGGGAAGTCTACGGCCATCTTGCCCAACCAGGCCATCAGGCTGGCTTCCACAATGATGTTCCTGGAGTCCTCGTCAGTGCCCAGGCCTTCAAGCCCCTGGAACACCTCAAAAAGCTCCTCGCCGAAAACCGACCACAAAACGGTGATGTCGTTAAGGCACAACCCCCGCACCGTAAAACTATCACCCCCAGGGAGCGCGATAGTCTCCCTGGGGGCTGACCATGACATCAGACCCATAGTTCTCTCCAGCTATACCCGGTTATTAAGCGGGCTGCCCATCGATGTAATGAGGCGATGTGGCGTCATCCAACTGCAGAACCTCGACGTTAAACGCCATCTGCTGCCACTCGTCACCCTTCAGCGCATAGTCACCATTGGGGGTTAACAGCGTCTTGGGGAAATAGTGGTTGTTCTTGTCGCCGACCGGGTTGGCGCTCTCGAACCGCAGGGCGCCATAAATGGACTGGTCAGAGGAGATAATGCGAGAACGAGTATTCGCGGTTGGCGTGTAGTCAACATGCAACACGTCATCATCAGTGATGCCGCCGCCAGGAATGATGTAGATCCGGCCGTTGGTAGCATCGAGAGAGTAATCAGTGTCTTCTACCCATGTGGTGGTGTCGGTGACATCCTGAACAACCACCGTAGATACATCACGCACACCAGGGGGGTTAGCGGGAAGTGCGCCCAACTGGTAATGACGGCCCTGCAAAACAGTAATCACCTCATCAGCCACCGGAGTCGCCACCTGGGTAACCGTTGACTGGGCACCAAAGAAAAACAGCGCGATGTTTTCCAGGTTGATGTTGTCGGTAATAAAGTTACCGGCTCTGGCAAATTGCAGGACAACCGACTCATCCTTGAACTTGAGGGCTGAGTCGGAATCGAAGTGCTCCAGGGTCTCAGGCTCTACGGACAAGCCGAACTCTGGCGTATTGCCCAGGTACAGTTCGCCGCTCTTGGTGGTGGTGCCATCCAGGAATCGATCAAAGAACAGCCGACCGCGGCCCAGGGTGTTTTTGTTGCTGCCATAATTAATAGACATTTACCGTTCCTCTAGATGACGTTTTCAAGCTTCAGGCTTTGGGCCTGGTGTTCGGTTAGTTGTACTTTCTCGCCAGCTCTTCGCAGTTTGGCGCCAAGGACATAAGCCCCTTTTAAAACGTATTCTGTGTGCTCAACGACAGCTGTGGCCTGTTTTTTTCGATGCCACCATTCACTGCGTGATGTCATTTTTTAACCATTTTGTCCGTGACGCCAACATGGTTATGAACCATATTCCCGGGGTCACGAACATGGTTACGGGGCCATTAAGTCTTCCACGTATGTTAAGACCAAATTCGCGACAAAGAAGGGGGTTTTGCAAATACCCTCTTCGGGGCACCGAACCACGCCGGTATCCATAGCCAGAGGGCTCACCAGCAGCCCGCCTAAAAAGTACTCGAGGGCAAGTGGATCGTTTATCAGAGAAAGTCTCTCCACCACATTCGCCAGTAGCGCGTAAGCCTCGTCGGATGGGTTTTTGGTGCTGCCCTGGGATGCGGTAACACCCCAGATCTGAATCTTGAGGTCTACCTTGCGCACCCGGGAGTCGGTGACATGATCGGGCTCGAGCTGCTCCGGCGCCTCGATAATGGACACCATGTTGGCACCGGCAACTTCTGTGCCGAAGCTGAAGCGACCCCGATACACGTTAGCAGTAAGGTCATGAGCAAACCCGTTTGCCGGGGTTATGCCCTCAAGCAAGGTGGTTAATTCTTTGAGCATCGCCAGGCGCTTACTGTCAGCCACTACAAAAGCCTCGCATATTGCCGGTTGAATTCCTGCAGCAGGTACTTGGATATTTCAGGGCTGATGTCTTTGCGCACCGTGTTGAATACCTGATCGACCGAGGGTCCATAGAGAACGTGAATACCGGCAGACTTCGGCGACGCATTGAGTTTCTTTAGATTCAGGCCTTCCAGGGAGCGCACAGCGATACCGAGGTTTCCGCCCTGAGACTTGCCTCGTTTCAGGCGCATGAAGAATGCCTGCCGGATCTTGCGCCTGGACCCGCCTCGCTTAACTTTGACAGAGATACCAGCGTTGACCTTGGGTTTGCGTTTTCCAGCCCGACTGAGCTGCTTGGCCCCAAAAGTAACAAGCGATGTGGGTCGCACCCTGGCGGATATTTTTGCCGTCAGGTTTGATTGCTTCGCGAACCGGCTGATCCACAACCGCTCTTCCTTGTTGAGGTACCCGGCTGTAAGCGATACCTGCTTGCGTATCTCCCTACTGGCGGCTGTTCTGGCTCTTCTCGCAGTCTTGTTTATGGCAAGCACGGCAGCCTTGCTGGTGGCCGCGGGAAAGCGCTCAAGTCGCTCTGCGAACTTATCGAGCCCGGCGGTTTGCACGTCTATTTTCACGCCGCTCTCACCACCACCGGTATGGAAACATCGGTGCCTGGATTGATGCGATCGACGAGAAAGCTCTCGCCGGTAGATTCAATGTAGATGGAGGCATCGACAACAGGGGATGGGACCTCATCGATGAGCAACCAGATCCAGATTTCCTGATCTGCGCGCATGAAGCCCTCGTGCTCAATCTCAACCAGCTTGTAGTGAAGTCGAGCACGAACAGGTATAGAGGGGGAGGTATCAGAAGCCCGGTACTGGGCTTCCAGGCCAAACGTATCAGCAACAGTCGCCCGGGCGAGTTTTCGAGTGGCCGCCCAGTTGAAGGACATGACTACTCGCCTTTGTCGCCTTTATCTGCGGCCGCGGCCGGCAGCAGTTCTTTTTCGTCAAAGAACTCTACTGTTCCGTTTTCGGCCATTAGCTCGAGTTCGTTTGTCTTGATCTTTCCGTCCAGGCAGGTGCCAGGCAGAAGCGTTTCTCGTTTTTTACCAGCACCCAAAATGACGGTGCCCTTGGCATAAAATCCCATGGCTTGATCCTTTTTCAGTTAAAAAAGGGGGGCGGCAAGCCACCCCCCAAGGTTCACTCACACAAAGGGGATTTAAAAGACCTTTAGGTATGCGCAGCCATTGATCCGCTGGGGGATAGGCAGCGGAGCAGACTGGGTCATTACCATCCAGACCGAAGGATCGTGCTCTTTCCACTCTTTCGGGAATGCGCGCATGGCATGCATGACATCGAGATCGAGAATGGCGCCAAATGCCTGAACACCAGAGATGCCGCCGGAGACCATCAGAACTTCACCAGATGCCATATAAGGCACCACAGAGCCGGTGTCGTCTTCG